ATGCGGTATGGTATGGTTTTCCATGCCATACCGTTTATTAAGGTAGGTATATAACATGAAAATATCCGTTTTATATTTTATTTTATTGTTTATGTTCTCTTCATGCGATTTATTTAATAAAAATACCATTGAAGGAGAACCGTCTTATACTGCAAAAATCGTTTGGGATTCCGGCTTGTATAGTAATTCTTATGGATCTCATACAGTTTATGAAGATTTTATTTACTTTTATGAACGTCCGCCAGAGTATACAACTGTTAATATTTATTCTTTGACAAAACTTGATGCAAAAACCGGCAGATTAATTTGGCGTAGTTTAGAATTTTCTAATATTGTTCCCTGCCAGCCTGCAATAATTGGCGAATATGTTTATGTTTTTTTGGAGCCAAATTATATCGTATCCTTTAATAAAGAAACAGGTGAGCATACTGCAATAATAGAAGTAGACATTGAAGAAAGAAATTTTGAAATGAACTGGAATGTTATCGCATATCAGAAATATATTTATATGGGTCTCTGGAGATGGACAGATTCATATTTTGTACGTTTAGATTTAGATTTAATAAAACATAACAATAATTTTGATGAAATTCAGATAATAACTCCGGAAATATTATGGGAGCCTGAATTCTTTAATCTTGTAACCGCAAAACCGGTTGTATATAACAATGTTATATATACATGTACTTCTTCTCCAGGTGCTATTGATCCTGTAGAAATAGCAGGTTTTGATACAAATACAGGACAAATAAAATTTTACATAACTTTTGGCGGTTCTGAAGACAATGTTGAGGATATTTTTTTGCCTGAAACTGGCGCGGGAATAGTTGGCAATCCCATATTTATTCATAACAATATATTATATTTTCTGCGCAGGTCAATATCAGCATGGAATATTAATACGGGGGAAAAGCTTTATCGTCATGTCTTTACAAATGATATTCCAATTCATAAGTTATATGCTGCCGCTTCTTTACAGCCTATTTATTACAAAGGCAGAATTTATTATACTAATGATACTGGTGATCTTGACGGTTCTCCAATGGGTTTTCGTAACATACATTGCATAGACGCTTCAACAGGGAAACTAGTATGGAACGCAATCGCAAAATATTCAGAATCATTAATAACAAATCCTATAATTGCCCACGATCGGCTCTACATTTCCCAATATCACGGGTTTTTTGTTTATAATCCTGTAAATGGAAAGCTTATCGGCGTAGACAGGTCTTTTTGCGGAGCAGGTCTTTTTGGACGTAATATCTTGTACAATGACTACATGATTTGTATACAAGAAGATGATTACGGAGACGGCAAACTTGTAGCCGTTTATGTAGGAAAATAATAGGAGAAATAAAATGTTAAATGAAAAATTAAAACAAAAAACAGCGCTAATCATGGCGGTTTTGTTTTTATCCGGCGGTGTTGTTTTCGCAAATGACGCAGATGATCAAATTACTTTGCCAAAGAATACCCTTTCCCTTGATGTCGGCCACTCGTTACTCTTTCTTTCTATTACCGGAATAATGAATCTTATGGATTATTCGGGAACAGCTTTTGGAATTGGAGCGCAATACGAAAGGCAGATAACGGATAAAGTAAGCGCGGTATTACTGTTTGGATACAGTACATTTGATATGTCAAGAGATAATTTCAAGTGGAATATGTCATCTTTCTCTGCGGACGTTCAAGGGCGTTTTTATCCCGGACAAGGAGGATTTTTTGTAAGCGGTATACTCGGTTATGCAAATATTTTTGCGGACATTAACGAAAAAAAAGCCCTGACGCATTATTTCAAGCTTGGCGGTAAATTAGGCTGGAGAATTGATTTTGGCAAGCCCGGAGGTTTTGTCTTTGAACCCGCAATCGGTTATTACGGTACACTCGGAAAAAATCTTGATATAGATTATGGTTATGATGAAGAGTTATCATTCTTTAACAACATGTTTCATTTGCTTGATAATTCCATGGCAAGAATATTGTTTACAGACGGTCTGCGGCTTTCTCTTTGCTTAGGCTATAGGTTCTAAAAAAAAGGTAATTTATGTTTTTTTACAGTAATAAAAACAAACGGATCTTCTCAAGTTTTTGCTTGGTTTTTCTGTTTATTACAATCATTTTGAATAACGGCTGCAAAAATGATACGTCAGATATTCAAATACAGCTTAGGGTAAGGGCATCTTTTAGATCAGGCGGTACGGACACAATACAGGCAAAAGTATTTGTAGAAGGCACTGACGGTAATGCTGTTTCAGCTGCGGTGGTTACAGTCAGAGACAGCCTTAATACGGTGACACAGCTGGAATATAATTTGTCTGCTCATTCATACAACGGAACACTGGAAGAACCTCAGGGTAATACCAATTACATTGTAGAAGTATCTACCGTTCTTTCCGGAAATATTATCATGCTTACCGTGCCCTTTTCTAAACTGGCTAATGCGCCCATTGTTACGGTATTTCAGGACGCTTCAGGTAACTCTGTATTGCATGGACAATCATTGATATCAGCTCAGCCTATACAAATCGGCTGGGCTGACAGCGGAGAAGGCGCGGTATATCATGTATCGCTAAGAACTATGTTAAGAACCGTTTATGCTGTTTCTACAGAAGCGCGTACTGTAACACTGCCGCCAAATACCGTTCCGTCAGGATCGTATTTATTGGAAATTTCCGCCCAGAAGACACACGGTGACATCTATTTCAGAACTGCGCCGTATTCTTCGACTTCATTTCTAACAGCGCCAATGGTAAGCTGCAATGTTAATTAGACGATTGTTATTACTTTTATTCAGCATATTGTTATTCTCCTGTACAGATGTTATTACAATTTATAAAGATATTATTGATTTTTCGATAACAAGTCCAAGAGATAATTGGACATATTATGAAGACACTAAGATAATGCTTGCGGTTAATGTTAATACGAATGACATATTGTGGACATCGGATATATCAGGTTATTTGGGCGAAGGTAACCATCTTACTTTGTTTCTTCCGACCGGTTTTCACCGTATAAATGCTGAAATCAAAGGGGTAATCAGGGAACAGCATATAATTGTTTCTCCTAATGCTTCTGAATATAATTCCCGTACAATTTTAATTAATCATTCTCCTTTAGAAATTATGGCAAAAAGAGGAAACTATTATTCTTATTCCTATACTAATAACGGCACTGTTAACGACTTTAGAATATTGCCTTTGCAGGATACGGTAAGCGCTTCTACTCACGCTGAACTTGATGGAGCATTTAGTTTAAAATCAAATTCACCTCAGTCATCGGATTGCCCTCGCATTGGCATTCGCCTTCCGATGCCCCAAAATACCGGCTTTGTCAGCACTGTAAGAAAAAATATGCGTTCAGCTGACGGTTACAATATAGGCGCAAAACGTAATTTTTTTGTTGTTAATACCAAAAATCAGTTAGGAGTTGCGCATAATCTGGAAGCGGAATTAATCTATCAATCTGAAATTTTATCTGTCTGGGTTACAGCTTCAGACCTGATATCCGAAGACATTCTGAACGAATGTATGCAGATGCTTAATACGCATATTATCCCTAGAGTAGAATCTTTGTGGGGTAAGGCAGCTGATATAGACGGAGACGGACATATTGCCCTGCTTTTTTCTCATACAATTAATGACGAGCAGCTGGCTCTTGGTTTTTTTAACCCTGCCGACTTTTTCTTACGAAACACCGACATGCAATCAGCAGCATACAATCCGTCAAGCAATGAAATGGATATTATTTATGTTGCCATACCCGATGCCAATCCCGGTTCTTCATATTCTAAGGAAAATATAATCGTAACGATTGCGCATGAATTAACTCACGCGTCAACGTTTACCGTAAAAACATGGAACCGGCTTAGAAACGGAGATACTTCCGCAATGAGGGAAGAACTTTTTCTTGACGAAGGCTGGAGCCATCTCACGGAAAATCTTATTGGCTTAGGCATTAGCGGCGGAAACATAGGATTTTTAAAACGTTTTTTAGACAATACATCTATGTACTCCTTTAACGGTCTTAATCGTCTAGGCCAGATTGACAGCGCCGGCATGAGGGGCGCAATAACACTTTTTCTTTCATGGCTGTTTTGGGAAGCCGGCGGCATGTCATGGCGCAGCGCAAACCTTGTCGAATTTATTGATCATGGAGGTATCGCTTTTTTGCAAAGAATGATCGCTTTGAAGGAAACAGGATGGGACAGCATTGGAATAGCGTTCGGACAGCCGACAAATTTATTATTCAACGAAATGCTTGCCGATATTAACAAATATATATTATCTGGCAAAAGCTACTCATATAGAACTGATCCTCTAACGGGCGAAGCTGTAGATTTTTTTGTAAACATGGGAAGTTTTTATTATTCCGGCGCTTCTGTTTTAGTGCATATTGGCTTTCCTGTAAAGTCATCGATTTTCAATCCTGTTACGTTATTACCGTGGTCATTTGTTTTTTATGACGCTTTTTTTATACCCAATGATTCGTTTATTATATTAGACAACACAATGAATAGCGGCAGTGTATTTTTTTCATATTCAAAAATTCCTTAATTAGATAACGCAAAGATGATAGGCACTTCTTTCTCATGTTTTTCAATTCTTAGCATCCCTTCTATAATATTCTATTTTTTCTTCACACTAAATAGCCGCATTGCACGTGGCCGTCAAAACAACCACTTCTACCACAAGTAAAAAAAGTATAGTAAACTTCTATCAAGATTAAATTCTAGAGGAAGAAGATGAGGTACATCGAAGAAAAAACAATGCGGTTAGTAGTTTGAAAAAACAGCGGTATAGGTGCGGGTGTATGAGAAGTAAAACAAATTAAACCAGTAAACATTTATCAACAAGACAAAAGCGGTGAATGAAGCGTAACAAGATTTTGTCAAATAATTTCTTAAAGGGTACTCTGGTTTTCTTCAGACAGACATAAGCATGGGTTTTGTAGTTGCTATCATTAAGTAGATAATGTCCTGTTTTTGTTTCGTAAGAATAACTGTAATTAGTCCGGTGAATACTGGTAACATCATGGTTTTCTTCTTTTAAAAAATAGGTTTTTAACAAATATTTTGCAGTACTGAGGCAGTAATGGTGAGAAAGTATATCCACGTGCCGGTATCAGCGCTTCAGCTCGTATTATCATTGTTCGTGATACTGTATTCAGAATGTTCCTTAGAAAATTTGATTATATTAATTAGATTCTGTCAGTAATAATTTAGGCATATTATATGCAGACCACTTTAAAACAATTTATATTTAATTTATTTTTATTATTAAATTTTGATTTTTCTGCATGGTTTAAAAGGTTTTAGTGATGTTCTATTTTCAATATATGTGAAATCGCTTATTGCTTTCTCTGCACAGACATAGATAAATTTTTTTGCATTATATTTTTGCTTACTTCTTGTATCAATTCCTCTTATATAAATATCCAGATAAGAATCATGATCATCATGTTTCTTATCAATTCTTATTGTTTGTTCTGATAAATTATCATACCAAGGACATCTTTGTTTTATTTTTTCGAAATATTCTCCAAAATCTGAATAATTATTCTTTAACTCATTAATAACCTTATTGATTGAATTAATAAATTGAGTTTCTTGCCTCTTAGTAAGTACGATTTTTATTTCTTTTCCGCACAGCCTGCCTTTGCAGTCTATTCTCATAATATTTAAACAAGATGGAAAGTGTAATATGTTATAGTAATTATCTACTAAAATTTTTGTCATATTTTTATTTGAGTCATTAAAATAATCTATAAATGTATGCAGATTATCAATTAGATATTCCTTTAATCCTTGAATATATATGTCTACAACTGATTGAAAATAATCATTACTCAGTGGTTCAAAAAATATATATGCATTTTTAGACATATTTCTATGTTGCCTCTGTAATCAAATTATTAAAATATTGATTTACACATGATTTTGATTTAATAAAAAAAACATCATTTAAATCCATGTACATATTCAATCTTACAGTAATATCCTCTGTATGAGGAAATTCTAGAAAATAATTGCTGTTAGCATAACAAATATAATGAATTGGTATTCTATTATTTAATCCTATACGAGATTCTTTATTAATTATTGGAAGTATCCTATCCATCAAGTCTTCATTTTCTTTTGCTTGTGTATATAAATATACCTCAATCCCTTTATTGTGTAAAACTTTCAAGCAATTAATTATTTTTTCACGTATTATTAAATTCATTCTCCAAAATGAACCAGATACAAATGTAAGCTTCTTTTCTTGCTCGGCAAAATCATTATTAGCTATTAATTCTAGATATTCAAATACCCCATTACATGATGGATTACTCATTAATTTTGTATTGCAACAAAAAAATATTTTTTTATTTAGAAAAACATATTCTTCTTCTTCAAATAATTTAATAAATTTTTTAAATGCTTTATACTGTGATGGTTCAGGAATGCCATTATTTTTATAAAATTTAACACCTCTTTTCATATTGCCAGCTAGGAAATTATTATAATTCTCTAAAAATGTATCAAATAATATATCAATGCGAACCTTAAAATTATCAGAAGTCCCTTGAACTGTATGGGAAGGTTGTAATTTTTTACCATAAGGAGCACGGAAAAAATTTACACACGCATGTGGTGTGTTTCGAGGTATTAGGGAATAATTCATTACATTATGTCCGTTTTACGAATTCTTTAAGAATTCCAATCTTTAATTTTGTCATAAAATCTCCTTTGATGTCCAGTTTAAGACTGGAACTGATCCCTAAAATTATAACAGGTTAACATACTGTATTTTTTCTTATTGTTTCTAAACAAATTATTTTTGTCAATAGTATGTATTTATTTTATCGACAAAAAAACGAAACGTATTTATATATAATAACTTTATTTATTTTAAACTCACTATGTGAGATTGGCTTAATAACATAACTAAATATGTTAATTTAAGAAGAAAAAGTCAACAAATTAAGCGGATATTCACGAAAAAACTATGGTTTTAATTATTATTCTTAACTGGTATTCTGGTTTAACGTGATCAGAGTTTTGGCAACAGGCTGTCTGTTTAAACGATAAATGCATATTACTGTCCACATTGTTCTTTATTCTATGTTCTTTCTTCATTGTTCAGTTTATATTCATAAAACAATTCCCTCAATCTCCATTTCCCTCATCAACAGCAAATTTTCAGAAATAATATCTATTTGCTGTTGACTAAATTCACTAAATTGCAAAACATAATATTCTGATCCCCAAACTTCATTACTATTCTTTGTTATTTCCTTTAAAATAGCATACATATCTAAAAAGTTATTTTTTATAATAATATTTTTTGTTCTTTCCGTCATTATTCCCCCCTAATAAAAAAAAATAATAATAATTTTAATCGTCAAATATTATTTTTAATTTATTGTTTATTGTTGTTTGTTATATTTTTTTAGTACGATAATGTCAGTATTTCCCAACCCATATATCAGAGACAAGGTAGCTTTTTTGGTCATAAAGGGGGCAACTAATATACGATTAATTTGCAAAATGTGCGCTAAAACCTGCGGCGTTCGCTCAGTAATCTTTTAAGAAAGACCGCCGCAGTCAGTCGGAAAATGTTGCGTTTATTATAGTTAGCGGCTATAAAATATTTTTAGTTAAAGAATATTATCAAGAGCCCACCTACAAATATTTCTACACATCAGTATCATCACCTAATAAAATCATATCTATAATCAATCACATTTTTCGCCCTTGCTCAATTCCCTTTCTTCACTCTTCATTTCTCACTTCTCACTTTTCATTCTTCTCTGTTCATTGCTCTTTACGTTATACGCCACTATACAAATAATTATTTTCAAAAAAATTAATATACTCTGGACATCTTAACAATTATGTAGTATATTTATTATATCAACTATTATCAGCAAAAGAAGAAAATATTTTCTATTGCCCCATCCCGCCGTATGGTAGGACATAACCCCAACAATTTATTTTATAGTTTCTTTTAGGATTGTTTTATTATGGTATTATAATATGTTATACGACATATATATTATTTTAAAACAAGTCCGCCCCTTGCCATAGCTGCAAAGGTAATATTTTATTTTAGGAGTTTGAATTATGTGTACAAAGTTTAAGTATCAGGATTATACCGACTTCAAAGCCCCTGCGGAATTTGAAAAGCTGATCTATACTCCGCAATTCTCAGCGGAAACTTCCGGAGCAGTCCGCCGTCTGGCATGGTTTATGGAAACCCACATGACAAAGGCAGTCAAGGCAGTAATAGAAGCCCTACCCGCCGTCATTGACCCGTCAAAAATCTGTTTATCATGCAAAGATAAAACAGAGTGTAAAATTTGTATATTTAGCCGTCAATATACTGCGGAAGATAAAGCGGAATTATTAGCAGTAATAAATAATAAAAAGAGGTAATACAATGATGTTACCAGTATTCAGCGGACAAAATTACAGTTATTCATACGAAACAAATACAGGACATTATCTCCTTTATGATAGCAGGTATAAAACCCATGCTTATTTACAAGGAGATGATGCCAGGATTTTCAGAGAACAAATTGAAATCATTGACAACCTAAAAGACCCCGAAAACAAAACAGGTCTTTTAACAGAACAAACCATCATCATATACTTATAAAGTAAAATCGCCGTCAGGAGTTTCACACCTCCGGACGGCTAACATATTATTTTCCCTTCTCTTAATTGTCAAATAACTCCGCAATACAAATGAAAAAGTAATGTTTCCAGTTATCTTGAAGTTTCGCTAAACCTCAAACCTTCGCTAACCATTTCTCACTTCTCATTTATTAAGTTGCCTTTGTTTTCAAAACAAGCATATTACCCTTCGGTCTTGTTACCAAAAACCCATCACGCTTACGGAAGCGGAGAAAAATCTCCCCATATTCCATACTCTCCGTAGTAGCGTCAAATTTCTTTATCTCAATCCCTTTCCGGTTGCCATGCTGAATTCTTTTAGGATTAAGAAACGCCGCAAAAATTTCATTCGCCTTTATATCCGCAATTTGCGGAAGTATTGACACCTCATGATAAGGATAAAGGTCGAGCTTGCCGGGCATAGCTTCAGTAGGACGCCTCCAAATCGGATTTCCGTTTTTATCCTCGATGTTCGCAACATGATTAAGTACCGTCTCATTGATGAACCAACAGCAGTCTTTTCTTTCTTCCGCAGGTACTTTATAAACAGCGTCTCTAAAATCTTTCCATGTTAAATCGTTGATTGTAGCCCCTTTAATCTCCACTTCCGTAACATCGGAACACGCCATAGCTCCGATAAAAGGATCATTATCAGCCAGCAAACATTGACGATCAAATTCCTGACCGTAAACCTCGATAAATTCATCAATAAACATTTGCCCCAAATCGACAAACACATCCTCCTCAAATTCATCAAACCACGGAATATAGCCGGCCAAAGTATAAGCCTTTAACTCAACACGCTCCGCCCCCTTCGGCTTACTCCCCTTGATCTGTTGACCGTAGGCAGTAAGCCAGTTAAGCTCAACGCCTCCTCTGTCGCGAGTAGGCAGAAATATCGAAGGTCCAATCATCGGACGATGCCGAACCAAATTCATCATCACAGATTTTTTAGCAGCATCCTGCATAATTTCAGTTTCATAAATCGGATTGATAAGATACTGATCATTAGTTGCCATGTTTCCCATCGGATCGCCAAGAAGCGATCCGCTTCCAGCAGCTTTAGAAACCTGAAAACCTTTTTCATTCCAGAAAACATCTTTAGGGTTAGTCCAATTATCATTTTTCAAATTAGGTGAAAATGATAGCTCTGCTAATGCCTTATGGTTTCCAGACCACGCCGCAGCAATACCCCTTCCAAGACTAAACAGAAGTTCCCGTCTTGAAAGTTCACGAGGAGCGGAAACCTGCGATTTTATTTCACCCCTCAACGCCTTTACAGTTTCTTTCAAAGCGTCAATCTCCGCAGACCCCTCATTGCTGACACTTTCAAGAGTTTTTACAATCTCTTCAAGTATCAATTCTTTTTCCTGAAAATACGTTGAAGCCGTTTCACTATTCGTGAACCCCGTCAATTCGATTTTCTTCATTGCCGCAATTTTAGCCTTAATAGCCCTTAACAATTCTTCCATACCGTACCCCTTAAAAATTATTTATAAAGCCGCCCCAAAACGGATTGGCATAATCGCTATTATTATTTTTTACTTCTAATTTTTCACTTTTCATTTTTGTTAAAGCGTATGGATTAGCCGGAACATTACAAATCGAAAATTCAAGAAGCTCTTGTTTGCGAAAAATTAGACAAGTCTCATCATCCGCATTTTTCCGATCATGAATTTCAATTTCCAAAACTCTGAACCCAACCGAACCTGCCCGAATAACGCCAGCTTTAACACGCTCCCCAATCGACCACCCAAACGGATCAAACTCTTTAGAATTAAAGAACACAAACCCATGCAAACCTTCATTATTAACAGACAAATTTTCCATTTTCCCAATCGCCGGAATATCGTACCGATGCGCCCACTGTACAACCGGATTTTTCATATATTGCTTAAAATCCCACCCAAGCGGATCAACCCTTTCCCCATACCGATCAAGATCAAAAGTAGAAAGCGTCCATGCATAACCTTCCAGATCATTTTTCTCTTCTAACTGTTCACTTTTCATTTGAAAAGTCGCAATCAATTCAACATCCTGTGAAATTTTTTGAATGCCAGCCGCTTCTTTTTTAACTCCTAAAAATTCAAGCAGCGATAAAGTATCACCATCTCTAAATTCCCCGCTCTTAGTCCTCAAAATCATAATTCAACCCCCATTAAAAATTAAAAAACAAAGAATGAAAAATATATATTTCCAATCTCATATCTGTTATTTCGCCCTCAATATTTCAAATCCCGCTCCTCACTTCTCATTTGTCAAATAATTCCTTTTTCAACAACATATTTTAAAACCTCATATTTGCTATTCATACCGCATTTTCTGAATATTTTTGTTTTATGATATTTAATCGTATGCAAAGTAACACATAGTTTTTTTGCTATTTCTCTATCTTTAAGGTTAAACATTTTTATAATTTGAATTTCCCTGTCAATAAAAGCAACATCGAACATAGGCAAAGTCGATACACTATTTATAAACTTTTCAGCTTCAACAGGAAAATAAGTATCACCCAACATAATATTTCTGATAATTTTAATAACTTTTTCCTCAGTCTCTCTTAACGAAAAATAACTTTCAGCTCCTGCATTTAAAAACCTTGCAATAGAGAAAGGCGAAATCTCATAAGCCCCCCAAATAACAATATGTAAATTTTCATTATTCTTTTTAATTTTATTTACATATTCATCTGTAACATCATTAAAAAAACACTGTTCAATAAAAATAAATTTTGGGAAATAATTATTAATTCTAGTAAACAAATCCTTGTCATTACCGGCAACATAAACCCGAAAATTAGCATCGTATAATTTTTCACGAAGCATATTAACGAGAAATCCGGCAGTAGAAGCAATGACAACGGAATTATTAATCACTAATCCCCCCGCCGTCATTTACACTTACAAGATTTTTCGGCTTATGCCAAACATCGCCCCATGCTTTAGGCTCTTTGCCCCTCTCCTTTAAAACATCATTAATCGTTTTTATACCTGCGTTTATTTCCGCAATATCTCTTTTACTCTGTGCATCCTCACTCTCCTGAAGCTCCGGAATATCCCATAAATCAAATACACCCTGTTCTTTTAAACCAAATCGAATAAAAAATTGACTTTCAAGAATTTGCTCATATTGACGAAGAATAGGAATTAAAGTGAATTTCCAAAAAGCTGAATGCTGCTCCGTAGTATCTTTCCCCGATAAAGCTGATGACCTATCGCTAATATTCGCAACTCTAGGCGGAATACCGTATCGGGCAAGTATCGTGTATAAGTTCCAGCGTTTAAGCTCAAAAAGTTTTACAACTTCCGGAGTAAACGACAACGGCTCAAAATTAGTACCCTTGCCAAGAACAGCAATTTTACGCCCAGCCTTAACAGCGCCGTATTTACTCTCCCACCTTCTTTCAAGCTGATCAGCTTCTTCCGGTCTTAAAGTTTGTTCAGTTTTTAAAATCCCCTGCGGAATAGCATTATTTTTGAGTAATTGAGAATTTGATTTATTAGCATAATAATCCTGTTCAAGCTCCATAGAAAGAGAAAGCAAAGGATTAACACCTCGAATAGAATTCCACGGATTAAAATCTTTAAAATGAATAATCTCATCAGAAAGAATAGGAATAAGTTCAGCCCCGATATGATAGAACCAACGGCGGGGTTTTTTTAAAGTAAAATTAACCCCAAGCTGTCCTGTGGACAGCATTCCTCCTGACAGCAATTCAGACTCATGCTGCATTTTTCGAGGATCTAAAATATATATTTCCTTAGGAATACCGCCCGAATAATCCGCACCGAACCACCAGAACGCCTCACCCTCAATAAACCACCAAGCAGCAGTTTCTTTCCATAAATCATAACGACTTAAAGAAAAGTTAGGTCGCCTGAACAGATCATAAATTGCCCCTCCAACGACATCGTTACCATCTCTTTTAATCGTAAAATCAGCCCTTGCAATATTACGGATTAAAATATTAACTGCAATATTTACCCAAGCATGGAGAAGGTAGGTATCACCAAATATAGTGTTATTACCAAATTTAATAAAATTATCATCATCCGACAATATATTTAACAATGCAGATGAATTTTCTCCAATTGATTTTTCATTCGCTGTTGGTTGTATTTTGTGTCGCTTTAAGTTTGGTATAATTTTATCAAAAACACTCATGATAACCTTAATTCCGTTCGGCGAAAGCCGAATATTAAATCGAACATGAAACGCAGTTTCATGACATAATTACCCCATATTGAACATCAGAAAATATCGCATAACGCAGAGCGTCAAGATAATGATCGTTTACCTTTACAATCTCTCCGCTTTCGTCCCTGCAATAATCCCAAATTTCAGACAGTACACCGGTACAGCAAGAACAAATAAAAAATTGACCTCTCTCGATTTTTGCGTTTATATAATCAATCCCGCTGTCAACACTGTTATTCGCTTTAACACCGCCAGTAATTTCCTGTATACGTTCACCGCCGGCCGGATCGCAATACACAGGCAGTCCCATACCATCAGGATTATTAAACCAGCCCCGAGCATTAACTTCTTCATTGAAAGATTGAGAAGTCATATTGAAAGCCCCATAATCGCATAACACATACACAACATCGCCAAGCCAGCCGATTTTTACAAAAGTAATATTCAACCCAAAATCCTGACCTGCAGCATAACGATCAAATTTTTCAGGCAGATCAGAAACATTAACAATCATGCTTTCTACAAAACGATCATAAATGACACCTTCAGCCTTAACCCACAACCCATCACGAAAACGAGCCTTCTGTTTTTCAGGCAGCACATCGAGAATATCCGAAATATAATCTTCCGGTAAATTCTCTCTGTTATCTTCAGGGTTTAATAACATAGATTGATACAATTCCGGTTTTTCCAACGCTTCACCTGAAAGAAAAGTTTTTTTAAGCACAAATATTTTATAAGCCCAATGCAAAGGAGAACCCGGATTACAGTCATAAAAAAACAAGTTCCTGCACCCCTCAATTCTCATAGCAAGCCTTGAATAGGCAGTAGTCACAGCAGCGTAAGAAAGCTGGCTAATCTCATTAAAATAAATAGTGTTATACTCATGACCAAGGATTTTGTCCGCCTGTTCCTTATCCCCAAGCCCGCCAATCCAAATTTCCGATCCGTTAAAAAGCGTGATAACACTCTCATGCACAAGGTATTTATAACCTGAATTCCCGACAGTATTATTAAGACATGGTATAAGTGTTTCCCTCAAAACTGATGATTTAGCGTCCTTAGCCCGATAACGGCAAACCAAATGCCGTGACCCCGAATATCTTAAAGCCCGATAAATAATCCCCATCACAATAACTGTAGTTTTTCCAGACCGAGACCCCCCGTACAGCAAAATATGTTTAGCCCCGCTCTTCAACAACGCAAGAGCTTTACGCTGAACATCAGTAGGCTTAAAAATTACGCCAGTCCCCATTCCCCCATACCTCACTTCTCATTGCTCATTTATTAAAGCCCTTGAAAATCAGAAACAAAGTTAAACTCCCCCTGCTTCATATCAGTATTTCCGTTAGGTGAAACCAATCCGGCAATTTCTCTGTCAGTTTTTACCGCAACCTGCACCCATTCAGTAACAACATTTAGCGTAAGTTCTTCATGGTTCATTGTGTCAAGTTTCTTGATAACAACATCAAGCATTTTTCCTGTAACCTGTCTATGTTTTTCCGCCTGCGCCTCTAAAGTTTTTCTTAATTCAGCTTGTTTTAATTGTTCATTGTACCGATCATAATCCGCAGCACGTTCCTTCCAGCGGAAAACAACAGCCCATTTACGCCACGAACCATAGCTCTGCGAATAGGATTTATTTTCTTTAATACAATCAATCGCTTTACGGATACTGCGCTCAAATCCCAAATCCCGATAAACACAGAAAGAAGCAAACGCCTCCGAACTTTCTTTAGGCAGCAGCTCCCAACTGTAAAAAGGCATAACATCCGATCTGGCTTCCTCAATAACCCTGTCAATATTTTTCATGCCTCAACCTCACCAGCAGAAAACAAATCGGATTTATTTTCAGGATTTTTCTTTTTACCCTCTCTTTGAAGTTTTTCAATCCACTCATCAATCCGCCTTTTAGAAAACCTGACAGCACCGTCAATTTTAAAAAACGGAATTTTCCCATCAGCCACCTTATGCCGTAAAGTATTCGGCGATAACTTCAGATATGCAGACAAACCGCGATAATCAAAAACATCATCATTCATAGACAAATCCCCTCATACTTCCCCAGCTTCTTCCGCCGCATACAACAAAAATAAAGCCATCCATTCCAGAAAGGAACTAGACTTTGGTCTAGTCATGTAAAAAAATAAACAAGCAAAAAAAAGCCGTTTACAGCCCATTCAGACCGCAAACGGCAATCAAAAGCAGTATAAAAACTTAAGCCGAAGTCTTTTCTTCGATTTTTTCAATCTCAACAAAACTCTTTTCTTCAGTTTCCACAACCTCAGCTTGAATAATTTGATTTTCATTTTCAGGCTTAAAGAAAGACAGAAGATTAGTTTGCACATCCCTAACCTCTGTAAATTTCCGAGTATCAAAATGCGTATAATGATTAGTCTGTCCAAGAGAAAGATGCCCTGTAACTTCTTGTACCTTACTATCCGCAACATCAGACATTCTCAATAATGTATTTAGAAAATGACGCCATGAATGAAAAGACAAATTCCTTTTTATTTTTTCCTCATAACTAATGCCGATCCTTTTTAACGCACGATTAAAACCCCGATTTAATAAAGTAGTATTAATAGGAGTTTTACCGCCGTCATCAGAAAAAACATAACCACTACCGTTTTTAACCAGCAAATCATCAAGCATAATTCGTATAGCAGATGAAATAGGAATAGTCCGGTTTCTTTTAGTCTTAGTATAATTAACATATTTTTTACGCTGAAACTGCCCCTTAATGAAAATACAATCATCAAAAACAAATTCACCAAGCAAACCGCACAATTCGCCAATCCTAACGCCGGTACAAGCCGCCAAAGCGTGAGCTTTAAAAACAATACTATTATCCCAAACCTTAGACCAGTCCGCAGGGAAAATCTTTTTTATTTCTTCCTGCGACAAAATAATCCTTTCCGATTTTTCCTCTCTTAATTCTTTAATTTCAAGACAAGGATTAACTTTCAAAAGTTTTTGTTTAACAGCTTCCCCAAGCATAATCTTTAAAGTAGTAAGCGCAAGATTGATAGTATTAGGCTTTAAAAACTTTTTTGGCTTTACCACAATTTCTTTAGCCTTTTCATTAATTTCATTTTCGTTTTTATTTTTAATTTTCTTATCAATCTTTTCAGAGCTAGGCTTTTTAACAGCATATTTTAAACTTTCTTTTTTAGACATATCCACCAGCCATTTTTCAAGAACCAAAGGAGTAATCTCATCAAGTTTGAATTTAGCGAAATAACCCAAAAGATGATGTTTCAAATTAGACTGATGACCGACAAGCGTATTATCCGTTATAGGATCATGAAGCTGCCTCCATTGCAAATACCTGCAAGTATCCAAATTCCACCATCCAGCCGCAAACTCCGCAAAGGTCGGTTTTTTCTGTTCAGGAATTAATATATCACTTTTATACAATTTTTGACAGTAAGCAACCGCCTCTGTTTTCAACGATTTCCCAGTCGATTTTGCAACTTGCCGTTTCCCCTTTTCGTCATAACATTGGTAGTAAAACACCGCCCGCCCCGACGGCATAACCCTCTTAAAAACCGTAAAATTTTCCCTAATTCTCATACAACCCTCATTTTTGGGATATTGCTCACAAAACAGCACACACCCCAAATTCATAAAATCTGGTTAGAACGGATTAGCAACGCTATTTCCTTATGAGATATAGATTTACATTGAATGATTTAGAAGGGAACTAGCCTTTTGTCTAGCCTGCGTAACAACCGATAGAAGTAACGCTGTTGCCGATTGATACGCTTGTAAGGCTGCGGCAGTCATTGAATGCAGAATCGCCGATAGAAGTAACACTGTTTGGAATTGTTATACTTGTAAGATTGATGCAGTCAAGAAACGCACTTTTGCCGATAGAAGTAACGCTGTTAGAAATTGTTACGTTTGTAAGATAGCGACAGTTACCGAATGCATAGTCGCCGATATAAGTAACATTGTTGGGTATTGTTATACTTGTAAAATTGCAGTAACGAAACGCACCATCGCCGATAGAAGTAACATTGTTGGGAATTGTTATGCTTGTAAGGCCAGTGCAGTCAGCGAACGCCCAATCGCCAATAGAAGTAACACTGTTGCCGATTGTTACGCTTGTAAGATAGTGACAGCCACTGAATGCATAGCCGCCGATAGAAGTAACGCTGTTAGAAATTGTTATGCTTCCGCTAATTCCTCTAGGTGCTAATATTAAAGTGGTTTTTTCTTTGTTATATAATATTCCAGCCATGCTTGAATAATTAAGATTACTTTCATTCACATTAATACTTGTAAGATTAGTGCTGCCGAACATAGATGTATTAACAGAAGTAATACTATCAGGGATGGTAACACTTCCGCTGATAGCTGAGGGTACTAGAATAATGGTTGTTTTTGCTTTGTTATACAAAATTCCGTCAATGCTAGAGAAGTTTAGATTATTTTCATCTACATTAATGCTTGTAAGACTGGTACATCCATAGAACGCATAATCGCCTATAGTAATAACGCTGTCAGGGATTATTATGTTGGTTATAGATCTATTATTAACAAATCCTTCATATGCTATTGCGGTTACGGGAAGTCCTTCATAACTTTTGGCGATTACTATTATTTTAGCGGTTGCCGTTCCCATTGAAACTACAAATCCTGTACCATCGGTATTCAATGTATACAAAAGACCTGGAGTTGGAGCATCAGGATCTATCGTAGTTCCCATTACAACAGCCGTAAAATTACTGATATTAGCCGTTCCATTTCCATTACTAAAATTAACCGTTGCATAGCTATACATTGGGTTTCCTGTATCAGTAATACTGCCCGTTGCATTAAGCAAAAGTACAGGAAGATTGCCCGATCCTGTCCATGCAGTTGTCGCGGATGCGCCGTTCCAGCCGATAAGGGTAAAGCTGTTTCCTGAAGTCACGGTTGCGCCGACAGCCTGATAGCTGCTGGAAATGTAAGCGTTTGAAATGGCTTCATAAGTTGAAACGTCAGTGCCTGCTGTAAACACGTACACCGCAAAAGTCCCGCTGCCAGAAAGTCCGCTGATCGTCAGGCTGCCGCCTGTTCCTGGGTTTATTGGACCTCCGCCCATCACCACCGCCGTAAAATTGCCGATATTTGCCGTTCCATTTCCTCCGCTAAAATTCACTGTTGCATAGCTGTACATCGGGTTTCCCGTATCAGTAACACTGCCCGTTGCGTTAAGCAAAAGCACAGGAAGATTACCCGATCCTGTCCACGCGGTT